GGCGGATCTGGGCGGCAAACGGAAGGGGGTGACAGGGCCAATGCCCACTCGCGCTTCCGCCCTTCGGATGCCGTCGCGTGCCTTGAAGCTCACTATAGGAATCCCAGCGATGATTAAGAAACCCGGTTTCAGGCTTCCATCCGTGGTTAAGCAGTCTTTCGTCAGGATGATCTCCACCATCGGTGAGCATAATGATCGTTTTGACTTGTCCTTCATAACCATTGGCGAGTGTTATCGCCATAGCTCCGGCTGTGGTATTTAAGTAGGTAACTGGAAGGATTACGCTAACTGCTCCGGCTGCTGTAAGAGTTTCGTGGCCGGCACCTAATTCAAAGCGCTCGGTCACAAGAAGCCTAAGTGCTTTAAGTTTATCAATTATTGATTTTGCTGCTTGATGCATTAGTTACCTCCTTAACTCGAAGCGTGCTTGATCGAATAAAGTCGAGCAAGCGCTTGAGGTTTTTCAGTTCCGAAATTGTAATACCACACTAGGTTTGCTGTTGATTCATCTTTTCCTTGAACTCGAGTAAGAATGTGTCCACTGTCTCCAGGTAGCCATGCCATCCCATTGGTTTGAGGAGCATAGACCTGAAGGAAGTCGGAATCTAAGAAATACATATCTCCATCTGGACAATCTTCATCAAATATGATCGGGAGTTTTCCTCCCTTTCCACCGTAGAATGAAATTCCGCTTGTTCCTCCCCACATTGCTGGTTCGTTGGGGAGGGTCTTGTCTTGTTCTAAAAGTTCATAATATGCGCGCCAGATGATGTCGTTGGTGATTATGACCTTGACTCTTCCATATCTCTCAACTTTATGAATAGTCTTGAGGATCTTGAGATTGGTAATTGCCACAGAACCCATGTTTTCTGTATAGGCTTGCGCCCAGGCGTAAGTGTCTCGATCTACATTTTGGAATGAAGCTGCAGCTATCCCTGTGTAGGGATCTGCAGTATCAACGATTCCTCTTAGACCTTGAGGCACTCCGGTTCCTGCAGCCTGGCCTGAAGCATAGGTATCGTGATCGAAAATCTCGGAGTTATCGGATGCTGTAACAGCAGATGCCATTGTAAGCGTAGAGGTCCCATCTCCTACATCAACGATTGTAGAAATCTCTACATCTTCAGCTTCCAAATTTCCGGAAGTATCATAGATATCAATGCTCATTCCCTCATCAAGATATTGATTGGCTGCTGTGTATCCGTTTGAGTCTGTTCCAAAATATCTATTGTCAATGCTAACTGTAGTTGAATTGGTAGATGCAGCATCAAGTGTGGCAAGACGACCAGATCCATCTCCCCAAAACTGATGATTCAGGTAGTTGGAGATGTATATCATGATTCCTTTTGATTCAGCCTTGATCAGATCCATGACCGCGCCTTTTCCTTGTCCGCAAGCAACAGCCAATCCATCAAACTGCAGCGATGCATACATTCCTCTCTTCATAAAAAGACGGAACTCATCATACACTCCCTGCTTTGCAGTAGGAAATGTGCTACTGGATGATGGTCTGGCACTCTTTGGAGTAGCTGTCAGGCATTTAAAAACAGCATACTTTCCAAGGCATTTTGAGCTGTCGGTTCCGAATCGGTCATAGAGAACTGTGTTTTCCTTGACCTCAATGTTGAGGCCAGGAAGTATGAACTCTAGGAACAACTTATCAGTTGCAGATGTCCCCATTGAAAAAACTGCCATGTCCTATCCTCCTTTAATTACTTTAACCAAGTTACTTTGGAAGAGCTGCTAATTCTTTCATAGCTTCTTCCATTATTGGACTTTCTTTTGCCTTTTCAAAGGCATCGTCCAAACTCTTGAACTTCTTTTTACCTTCTGGAGTCTTAGCCTCAACAGTAGTTTCTGACTTAATCGTTGGCGCCTTGCCTTCTTGCTCCTTCAGATAAGCAGCAACAGCATTTTGGGCCAACGTTTTTACCTGCTCGGGGTATTTTTCGATCAACTGCTCAGTGGTGACTTCCGCAGGAAGCTCACCTTTTGAGTCTGATCCAAACTTGGCTTTGTAATGTTCCTCCATACGATGTAAGTCTTGCGCTGATTCAGTAATGATCTCAGGCAACTTACGCACCTCGAAGGATTCATCAAGCTGTTTTTTAATCTTATCGTCATTCAACTTACTGGAGATAAGACCGGCAAATAATTTTTGAGAGACTGACTCTTTAGACTCCTCGTTGACAATATCGTCAAAAGGGTGGTCTTGACGAGCCTTTTCCACTAAAGTGTTTAGCGTTTCGCTTGCTTCTTGGAAGGACCTTTTTGCAGATGTTTCTTCTTGTCTGCCTAGTTTTTCTTCTAAAATCTCTATCTTCGCATCTCTTTTCTTCAAGGCTTCCTTGACCTCTGGTTCTATATCTTCTAGCTCTGGCTCTTTCTCTCCTTCGGTTATCTTCTCTATGAGATCAGCGCCTTTTTTGGTTCCAAGAAGATCTACAAGCTGCTGTATAGGCCCTGAGACTTCCTTAAGTCTCTTATCAAAAACTTTCTCTCTGGCCTCGAGGCCCCTTTCCCACTCAGCGTCTTTCTGACGTTCCTGAGTGTAGTGATAGCCTTTTTGAGCGAGTTCCTTTCGTTCCTCTTCAGTATAGATAGGGACATCTTTCCCATCTACTTTAAGGATCTCAATGGGTTCTCGCTTCTCTTCCTTGCCCTTGGAAGGCTCGATTTTACGCTTACCTTCTGGACATTCTGGACAAAGCTCTTCACCTTCCCCGAGTTTCACTTCGGGTTTGGTTTCGGGTGGCTCTTCTTCTCCGAGTCCCGATTCCTCTATCCACTTATTCATCGTGTCGCCAGTGAAAAAGTCTTTTTCAGGTAATTTGACTTCTTTCTTTTCTTCTGGCTTAACCTCAACTTCCTTGGGCTTTACATCACCTGTCGGTTGAGGCTCAGTTTTCTTCTCTTCTGTTTTGACTTCTTCAGCCATTTATATCCTCCTGACTCCGCAAAAGCGGTTAGTCAAATTTACATCTCTGCTGGTGGTGCTGTGCCTTCAATCTCTGGTCCCATTCCTGGTCCTTCTCCTGGTGTTGGTCCTGGCATACCCCCACCTGGTTCTTCTCTTGGCGATTCCACTCCAGGTCCTTTCTCTATGGTTTGTGCTCCACGTTGTAAAGCCACCAGCCATTCAAGGTGCTTTAAAATATGTTTTTCAAAAGCCTTCCATCTCTCTTCAGGCCACTTTTGAGCTTCCTCGCTTTTACCCCAATCCGTATGAGTGTTTATATGGAGGGCATGATCATCGTGGATCCAACAAAAAACTCCACCTTCTTCTCGCTTTTTACCATAAGCATCATCAAGAAAAGCCTGATTCTCTCGGAGTGCTTTCTCGCGATCAACGATATCAGATCTCAGGGCATGGGAGGCTGTGCCTAGATTTAGAAGCTCTATAATTTTCATTCTATCTTCCTGTGTGAATATTCCCTCTTTCCAAAGCTCCAAAATGAGTCTCTGCTGAATTGTATTTGACTGATTAAGACTCACTCCAATATCCAACCTGACATCAAAATTCTGATTAAGATCTGCCTCGCTGAAATAATCTACTGCTGCCTGCCGGTTCTCTCCGACTACTTTTATCATTCTCTTTCTTGTATAATGCATATCCATAAGCTCTAGCCGGAACTGATCACGCTGTTTAATCGTTTTATTAGTGCGCTTCATCATTGGATCGAGCTTTATATTTTCCTGCTCGAGCATCATTGAATAAAGAGATGCTGGTGCTCGGGAAGCATATTGAGGAAGCCTCGCGTATGATACCTCATGCACATTTGATACCTTATCAATTGATCGTTCCAGAAATTCTCTGAAGGCTATAACATTCCCTGAAAGTTCGGGCATATTTATTGATGTTGGTGCTCCTCTCGACATATCAACTTCTAAGATCTCAAAGTTATCTATAGTCATAGCGCCTGCTCTCTTCAGCGCTCCTTTTCCAACTGCCATCTTTGGTCTCCAGGCTTCGATATGCTCAGAGATTAAAGATACCATTCGATTGAACTCACGCTGTATTGTCTGGACAAAATGGAGTGGTCCTTTCCCCCAAAAGGAATTGTTGAATTTTTTATAATAGTGGAAGAAATAAGGGAGTTTATATTTTGGGCTTGGATTCTTATCTCCCCATAAAATTTTCCCTCCAGAGGAAAATACTAATCTTCCTTTTGATAACTCATCATTAGGCTTCTGCCAATGTTCTCTCAGTATAATAGTAGGTTCATCTTTATCTTTTTCTTCCTCTCTCTCATGCATCCCCTTGTATTTATCTGCACCTCCAGTTGTTGACTCTAGTTCATCAAGATCTTCTTCTTTAAGTTTAAAAGTCTTTTTAACTTTTTCTCGCGTAACTTCCTTAACCTCGATTATCCAACGCATCTCTTTAGGTTTTTTGGCTACAGGATCTGGCCTGAGATTATATATTGACACTACCTCTCCCATCACCTCGCCTTGCTCTTTAACATTTTCTATCCCATCTTTTCCTTTATCTAATTTTATATATCCATATGCTTCTTGATCCCAAATCCATTTCTCGGCTGCTGTTCCTGGCCGGAGAAGATCATGTTTGATCTCTTCCATGTGCTCTTCCATTTCGTTTACATAATTATTGTAGTCAATGAGCTTAGTGGCAACCTGGGCGCCATAAATATCTTTCTGCTCACCTGAATTTGGAACCCCAACGTCATGGTGAAGGAAATTTATCTTTCCCTCCAGAGTTTCATTCAATGGTTTCATAAGATTCACAACTACTTTCTTCTTCCTCACTCTAAGCTCTACTGGAGCTACCCTTCCTTTTGATTCATTCCAGAGAGCAAATTGATTGCCCTGCTCCCATTCATCAAGCTCTTTCCATGTGCCATGATGAACCTTAACTACAGGATGCTCCTTTACCTGCTTATCAGCCCAACTGCAGTAATCCTCATCAGAGTCAAAGTCAGGAAGATAGTTATATTTTTCTTCCTTCTTCTCTTCTTTTTTCTCAGGTTCTTTCTTTTTTTCAGCCATTGTTTATCTCAAAAAATCTCATCATGCTCGGTAGGCTTTTCTGGTTCTGTAGCCATGCTCATCTCTAGCGCCTTTGATTCAAGGTCATAATATTTTGTCATTTTCTCTATCATCTTCGATTGAAGGCTAACGAAACTAGTCATTATCGTTCCCATAGCTTTAAATTCATCTATTAGATCCTGGAACTGTTCTTTCATTACGATAAGCTCATCGAATATTTGAACTTTCTCTCCTTCACCTAAATCAAGATTGTCTATCTTCTCGTTAGTGATTTTTGTGTTTATAGAAATTTGTCTTAAAGTTTTATGAAACTCCTCTACTTTCTCTTTGACTTTTTCAAAAAATAGCATCCATGTCCTCCTGAGTTTCCTTATCAAGTCCAATCAATTTATTTATTTCTAGCTCAAACCCAGGTTCTATCTCCGGCTCATTGTCCCTCTGAATTTTCTTATTTGGAAGATCCATCTCATCAAGCTGGTAAGCAAGAGAATCTAAGACATCATCATTGTCAATGTCGGGATAATTTGTCAGGTCTGACTCAAGCTCCCTCATCCCCTGGCCTAAAAGAACTCTACCGCTTTCAAAATACTGTTTAAGTTTGTGGATCCTTTTCGGTTTTGGTCTATTCCTGTGCTCAACAAAACTAAGATCCATTTTCGGAGCAAGGAGATCAAGGGTATCAGCGATGGTTATCGAATATTTTTCTTTCTCAATAAAAGTATCATCCGGCTTTAGCTGCTTCTGAAGGCTTGCGATTTTTCCTATCAGCTTCATAGGCGTAACCCAACATTTCTCAGCATAGACAATATGCATTGTGCCTCTTGCATCCCAATCAACAATAGTTATCCCTGTGGCATCGTTGGATTCTTTCTCTGTCCCTGCAGGATCTATAACCATGTGTCTTATGTAATTTTCAGGGAGAAACTGCCAATATCTGATCCACTTCTCATCAACTAATCTTTCCTCTTCCTCTAAAACTTTTAGCTCATATTGAGATCCAAAAATAGATCTGCCCTGTTCCTCAATTTTATCCTCAAAATCTTCCCAGGTGAACATCTCGGGCAGAGTAAGCTTTGCTCCTTCTTTGGCTATTCGCCATTCTCCCTCTTCGTCCTTATAAAGTGCCGGAATTTTACCTTCTTTGGTAAGAGCATAAGGGATAATAAATTTATCATAGGTCTTAATTTTCTTGATCAGGAGACTCATGATATCTAGCGGATGAAATGGACTACCTACATCAACCTCCAGCCCAACTTTGAGCTTTTTATATCTGGTGATAATTGATTTCTGAAACTTCCATTTTCTCTTTATTGCATCTCTTTCTTTCTCTGAAAAGGCATTATCATCATTCACAAGATCATCATTGATAATAACTGTGTAGTGGCGAGAAACCTGTTTGGTATCTAGGGATGCAACGTGGAATTTAACCCATTTATATTCAACTTTCTTCTGAGAGAATTTTCGATAGACTCCTTCCTGGGGATAAGGAACTTCGGGGAAAATATCATGCAGCAGCTTACATTCTCTAAGCGCTTCTCTGAAGTCCTCCATGAAGGCTTCAGCATTAGTTTGCGTGGCTGTGTTATAACATATCGAAATTGGCTTTTTCCTGGCGATATGCCAACAAAAAAGCCATAAGCAATACCCAAGTAGCACCGTTGTCTTAAAAGAGCCTCTAAAGATGGCTACGAGCTTTTTGAGGCTTGGGCGCTTGCTGACTGTCAAAAAGTCACAAAGCTTCCTATGAAGATAGCCAAAATCATGGAATTTATCGAGCCAGCAGGTAACTAAAACTTGAGTTTCAAAGAAGAAGAGATCCCTACATTTCTCTAGCCATTTCTCTCTAGGTTGAAATTCAAACGGATTCATTCTCTTCTTCTACCACTTCTCCTTCTATAACTTTTTCATCCCCCCAATTTTCTTTATTAAGCCTTTCTAAATCTTCTCCGGTTAGCTCATATCTCGCTTCTGTTTTTCTGATGTCAACCTTCTTAGGTGGAAAAGCATCCATAACCTGAAGGAGCATTTTTACTGTTTCCCTTTGTTCTTTATTATCAGGCATATTTTTGCTAAAGGGATGCTTACAATCAAGAAGCTGATCAATTTTGCCTACAACTCGTTCAGCACTTATGTTTTGTTTTTCAAGTTCTCCTAAAATAAATTCTCTATATACAGGCATGTTTAGAATCCTGTTGGCGCCTGTTTTGGCTGTGGATTTTGAATATCCGGCTTTGAGGAGACATTCTTTTTGACGAGTCTCATCAAAACCTGTGGCTGCATAGAGAAGTAGAAAATCACGTTGTTTTTTCCTGAATCTAAGCGCAGGAACACTATGAGAGCTTTTCACGCCTCGCCTTTTTCTCCTCCGCTTTCTTTAAAGCTGATTCCTGCGCCTTTTCAGATGGCGCTTTCTCTTCGTGGATCTCTTTTGCAAATTCAGTTTTCAGATCTACTCTAGTTGGGACCCTGTTTTCTGGTGCAGGAATAGCCTCATCTCTAGGTGGTATGGCAACTGGCTCGGTAAGTTCAACTTTCTCCTCCACTTTCGCTGGAGCCTTCACCTCAGTTTCTTTCTTCTCTGAAACCTGGATCTGCTTTCTCATCGCTTCAATCTGCTTTTTAAGATAGGCGTTTTCCTCTTCCATCGTCATTGGTCCAACCGGCCTTTTGTGCTTTTCAAAATAAGCTGCAATCTTCTCGCTAGACACGAAATATTTTGATATGGAATGATTGATAAAAAGCCCTTTTTTAATTATCGCTTTTCCATTTTCATCAAGGCCAAACTTGTGATCTTCTGTCTCTGCCTCTGAGAGCATAACCAAAAGCTTGTCTAAGGCCATAGAGCCACTGAGGACTTTTGCTATTTCCTCAACGGATACGTCTTGATATTCTTCCATTTTTATCTCCTATTTTTTACTCCTTGTGAATTTTCCTCCCCCCTCGGCATGATAAAGTGCGCGCATATAGGGCTTGGCTGCTGCCCTAGAACGAAATTTACATGACTTTACCGCACCGGTTTGTTTGTTGATAACACAAAAACGGTTCCCCCTCTTCCGGATAGCATAAGGCATAGTTATCCTCCCTTAGAGAAGAATAATGCCCCATTAGAGATAACTAGAGATAGATACTTAAGCATAAGCTCTTTACATATTAAATAAACATAGACTTATGCTTTGTCAAGTTTTTTCTGAAATTATTTTAAAGAGAGGTGCCGGCCAGAGCCTTTGAGGTCAGCCTGTTAAGGCGCCTAGCCTTAGAGCCAGAAAAGGATAGCCGGCGTCATTTAAAGGCTTTTTTATCGTATGTTGTAGCGTAAGTATTAGCCAGGAGTGATGGTGCTATTTCGATGTAGCTGATATAGGTTTTATCATTCACTCGGAGAGAATAGAGAATTTTATCAGTAAACGAATATATCAAGGAATTTCTTATTTCACTCTCATAATTATCAATGACTGATGATACTGCCATATCAACATACATCTCAGCGAATGAAGAAGCGCGGATAAGGTCAGAGACAAAATCAGTCTTTTTTTCTTTCTCCTGTGATATAGCCAACTTAGGTGCTATCGCGATAATAGTTAGGATCATAAGTAATGCGAGACTCTTTTTCAATTTCATTGGAAATCTCCTCTAAAACTTTTTTTGGATCATCTATGAGATCGTCAACTATTTGATATCTAAAGTGCCTGCCGGAACTTGGGCCGGAAATCGCTGTGCTTTTGCTTTTTTTTTAGGTTTTGTTTTGTCCATAGCTTTCAATAGTCTTTTCCTTCTGGCGCTGGCTCGGGCTTGTCTTTTTCTTTCCTCGAAAATCTCAGTGAGTTCTTTCTCGATAAACTTCATAATATCTGCTTCGTTATGGCAGATATATTCTCTACAACCTAACTTCAGGATCATGTGTTTTCCGTCTGGATGAAATCTTAAAGAGCCTTGATAAGAACTAAGCAAAGGCGCTGGCATTTTAATTACTCCTTTATCAAAATATTTTTTTAAAGCATTAATTCTTTTGTCTTTACTTATTGGAAAATTCTGAAATTGATACATTAATGAATTTAAAAGATCGTTCATTTCTCCTTCCTAAATAAGTCCGACATCTTGGGCTTACGTCCTTGGAGATCTCCACTTGAAGAGCTTATGCTTAAGCACAAATGGCAGATCAAGAGAGCCAAGATGCCGGCTCCGTAAAATATTAAATTCATTCTGGTTCGCCATTCACCCAATGATTAAGATTCCATCCTAAGATATCTCCAGACACAGGAAGAAGATCTCCTCTGAAGATAATAACATCATCACTGTCAGCCAATGTTCCAACATAGAGATTGAGGTCATATTTAAACTCGCCTTTTCTATGAAGCTCTCTTATATAATCAACAAATTTAATGAATTTTCTTCGCTGAGACTTGGAGATCTTCATATCGGCATCCAAATTGATCTTATGTTAAGCTCGTTCTGTTCATCAATGTTTCTCACTAAGCGCTTTTCCTGCAGTCTGTCTAAGATCTTGAGGATGATATCTGTATTAGGAAGCTCAATGATAGCTGCATAGTCATAAGCGGTTTGTTCCGGAAAAATCTTTACTGCCTCATAGACGGTTTGCTCTAGGGTGCTTGTTTGTGTCATTTTTTATCCTCCAATTTTACTATAGTATATTCTTCAGGGAGCCTTTTAAAATTAACTTTAAGATGAGTCATAATAGCTTTAATTGCATCTTCGGTCCGTATCCGTATTGAGAAATAATCCACGCGACCCTGAGCGCTCGCCTGCTTGATAACTTTTATTCCTGCGCTATCAATCATGTCCCTTATTTCTTTTCTCATGTTTACTCTCTCTCTACAAAGCAGATCCTCAATTTCCTCTTTAAGTTTTGCTTTCATCCCTTACCTCCCCGAGTAAAGATTTCCTCTACTAAAACTGACCTAAGCTCAGAGCGCAGAGCTTTAAGGTGGATATCAATGATATCGAGACACTCTATGTAGCTCTTTCTCCGGAGGACCTCCATCTCAATCTCGAGGGTCCCCTTTAGATTCGCTTTTTCCTTCGATGCTTTTATTTCCATATTCCACTCCTAAATATGATTTTGCTAACGTAATTGTCATTTCTAAAGAAATTATAGAACCTCTCACTAAGCCTTGACCATAGCTACCCTCAGAGGCTTTTCCTTTAAACCCTGAATCAAGCTCTCGATTAAATTTAAGGCTGGCCTCCAAGGACCTGAAGAGCCCTAAAACCTTATCCTTTGGAATCATTAATGCTTTTGGCATTACACACCTCACACTCCTTATCTGGATGATTACCAAATCTGGACAGAAGCAATCCTCTATCCTCAAAGTTTTTCCTTATAAGCTCTACACATTTCTCATGGCAGAAGAATGGCGCGGACCAAGCCTTGCGCTTTTCATCATAAGTGCGGTATTTAATTGCCACGACTTTTCCCCCTAAATCCACATGGATTCGGGAAGTGCTCTAATCCTTGTAAGGGTTCATGCTCAGTATTTTTTAACATCAAAGCTTTATATACTCTTATGGCTCTATACCTGGCTCCTGCAGTAGATAGATTAAAATATTTTCCTAGGCTTTTAAAACTCAAAAGGAAAATAACCCTAAGAACATAAATTGCACAATCTCTATCAAGTTTTTTCATTACGAAAATCCTTTAACATTCTTCTTATCCAGACTTTAATATTGTTCCTGCTCAGGACTGACTTTGATTTCATGATAACAAAATGATCAGCCCATTTATCTACGAATTTCTTGGTTATCCGCTTTCTCATAGACCTTCCTCAATCTTTTTCCAGATCTCATATTTCTTATTCTCAATATCTGAGATCTCATCTGAGAGTTTCTTTGCTTCCTCTTCATTCCTTTTCATCGCTTCTCTCATCGAATTAATCCTTGATACATCTCGGCTTTCAAAAACTCTCTCAGCCATCTCCATTTTTGATATGTGATAATCAAGGTTACAATTGAATCTTAATAAAGCATTAAGCGCCTTTTCTTTTTCTTCCCCCTTCTTCTCCAAGATCTGATAAAGCAGTAATTCTTTCTCGGTGACTTTCATTTCTCCTCCTTTGATGGGTTGTCTCTAATTTCTAATATTTTTTTCATCTTCTTTCTAATAGGCACAACTAATGGATGGCGAACAAAAACATCTTCTGGGTATTTCTCTATCCACCATTCACAGATTTCATATAAGCTAACTAATTTGCCTTTCTCATTATATAGATTCATCCCTTCCCTCCTTTCCTGCAGCTCGGGTGAGCATACTCGACTCGATATGTAGATCTATATACCCAGGTCCCTGAAGTGCGAATTGGAATTATCTGCTTGCAATAATAACAAACCTGCTCAGTGTTAGATCCTAGCTTCATCCTCTCCCAAACATGAGAATCAATTAAGCTCATTTCTCTCTCTGCTCTTTAAAACAAATTAATCTATAGAAAGTCAACCTTACTCCGAATAATGATAAAGCTCCTTTGAGATAAGATTCCACTCCCCACAATAAGGACATTTTATATCTCGATCAGGAGTCTGATACTCATAATGTTGCTCATCTTTCAAATTAACACTCAAAACTGGCTTAAGTGGAATCTTTATAACTCTTGTGCAATTTGAACATATCAAATTAAAAATTATAAGAGATGTAGGAGGTGGCAATTTCATTTCTTTCTCCTTTTCCTGATCAAGATCTCCCCATCCGGAGTCTGAAGCGTGGCATATCTACCGCTTCTCTTCATAAACCACATTCTCCACCTCGGCCTGGCTGAGATAGGCATACTAAAAGGACCATCCAGCCTCTTTACATCATCATAGAAATTTATCTCAACTTCCTCTTTGTGCCAAAACTTGCGAAATAACTTCATCTCCACCCCTATAAACAAACTTTTAATCTAAAAGTCAACCTACTTAAAATCAGATACATCAAATTCTGCCATCTTCTCTAAGATCTCTTTGAACGTCTTAAAAGAGTGCCTCTGGTTGGCAGTCCTGTTGTGTGGAAAGGGGACGTAGTAAGTTATATCTATCGTGTATGCGTTCATAAGCTCCTCAATGATAACTTTCTTTAAATACCTAGGAGCCTTATGTTCTTCTTTCTCAACCATCCTTTCCCTCCTCATAGGAAGAGAGATGAGCCTGGCCTTACTGATGTCGTCAGCACAGCGTCTTGGATGGGAACCAAATAGATACTCAAGCTCTCTCTCCTCCACCCTTATAAACAAATTTCTTGCCGGAAAGTCAACCCTAATCCACTTCTTTATCATAAACCCTCATTGTTAAGAATTTTATGCTGTCCGGCTTGATCCTTTGATAAAGTTTCCTTATTGATGGTTCTATTTGAAGTAAAAATAACTCTTTAAATCCCTCATAATCTATGCAAGTATATTGCATCCCTGCCATGCTTATCTTAACCTTTACTGAACATACATGCTTGTTGAATTTATAAACCTCCTGAAGAAATCCCTCTATCCTTACCCTCTTCTTGTATGCTTTTCTACCACTCACAACTTTCCCACAAAAAGGACATGCATAATGAATCTCAGGTGGTTTCCTTGGCATCTTATCCTCCAACCTTTAAAACAAACTTTTCCCTCTAAAGTCAACCTTAATAAAGAAAAAATCCTATGAAAATTTTTTGGTGGGCGGTCTTGGAATAGTATGATTTAATATCCTCTCTCCAAAATCTAGCTATTCCCATACCCCTTCTGTTCCTTTAGCCAGTCCTTAGCACTCCCTTACTTATAGTTAACTATATTAATAAAGATGACTATATTAACTTAGTTAACTTAATATATCTTCAGTTAACTAAAAGATTCTTCTTTGAATGTCTTTTATATATTGAGTGTTTAGTATTAACAAGTGAGTAATCTTTACTCTGTTCTTTCTTTCTTTCTTTTGAAGTTAACTTAAACACTGTATGTAAGAGGGTTTTTGATTTATCTTTCTTCTTTTGTGGCGCAGTTAACTAAGATAATATAGATAACTGTAATGAGGGGGGAGAGGTTTTACCAGAATTGGTAAAGACTTCACTTTCTTTTGAGATCATGTTGACTTCTGCCTCTTTTTTTTGTTTTAGAGGATGAGGTGAGAAAATGATTATCAAAAATGTTTCATCAAATCAATTAGAGATGGCATTGGTCAGGACAAACAAAGTCTTTGACAACAATGTTATCTGGAATAACTTTGAAATTCTAAACAGAAAGGCTAATCGCTTTAGAGTTACACTTAGGGTAAGAAATTCTCATTGTTTAGGTGCAAGGTTAGGGCAACATGTTTCAGAGAGGACGGGGAATAGACGTCATTTGATTAATGCATGTTGGCACGTTCATGGAGTATTCTTTGACTTCCTGCCTCAAGGCGCTGAGATCAGATCGGGAAGATTCATCATTCATCCTGGGGATCGTTGGAATGACTTTGATATAGGCTCGATGATATCTCCTCTTATGATGAGCGATGCCTGCGAGTGCTACGAGAATGAAGTCAAACTACCTCCAAAGCAATATTATTCTTGAGGGGGGAGTGATGAAAACAATAATAGTAACACCAAAGAATTTAGGGACAAATTGTTGGAGTCCTTTAAGATTTATGAATGACTGCCAAAAGTGCTATAGATTCAAATATTGTGATTACCCAGAAAAGAGAAGCATTGAAGATGTCTTAAAGGTATTGAGATAAGAGGTGAGAAAATGAGGAAAGCAAGAATCAAAGAAATTTTAATCTTCAAGAGACCCCATCGTCCTGGTTATTGTCCTATCATTTTGGTATTTGATGATGGTGAGACTTATGCTTTGTATGCACACATTGACAAGGTAGTTCAGAGGGTAGGCAAGATTCAGAGTAGGCTGGCTACGCTTTATGGAAATGGGGTCAAGGAACATATCTGGTTTTGAGAGGGGGAATGATGAAAGTTAAAGAAACAATTTGGGGTTATGCAATTTTAGCATATGATCCAGAAACAGACTGTGTTTATTGGGATGGCTTTTATAATTACTTCTTTGATGCTATTCATAAAATAAGAAAAGAACTTGATAGAGACATAGCAATAGGAGCAGAAACTAATATTCAATTTACTATCGTTGAATGGAAAGAGGGAAGTGGCGATGGAGTATGGAAATGAATTTTAAAGTATTTGAAGCACCAAAGCCTATCTATCCCAAGCCTTACCATACAAGCAGAGATATATATGAGCACATTAAATTCTACGCTAAGGCAGATAAAGAGATGCTGATCGTTATGCCTACAAATGCTAAGTCGTATATCATTGACTGTTTTATTGTTCACATGGGAGCATCTCAAACTTCTCCTGTATGTTTCAGAGATGTATTCAAGTCTGTGATCGCCAGTGGAGGGTGTGCTGTTATCCTAGCTCATAACCATCCATCGGGAGTCTGTGAACCGAGCATAGGAGATGATGCAGTTACTAATCAATTAGTCCTGGCTGGCAGGATGCTGGAGATTCAAGTCCTGGATCACATCATAATTGGCGATGGTCAATACTACAGCTACTCTGATACAGGGAAGATAGCACAGTATGAAATGCAGGCTCATCTTACTATCAAACATATTGAGGGAGTAAAATGAGGATGGCTGATATAACTAATGCATCGTCTAAGTTGAAAGCTACCTCACCTCATGGGATAGGAGAGGGCGAAGAGTGGAGGGCGGAAGGAGATGGCCTTCTCCTGTCTCAACTAAATCCATTTAAGGAGTAAAAAATGAGAAAAGAGATTTTAAAAATGTTCGATGGCAATCAACGCAAGTATAAAAAACCTCTGCCTGTGATCGTTATTCTTTACAAAATGAATGATGTAGCTGAATCGTGGATTGAAAAACAAACAGGAATGAAGCTAACAAAAACTCATCTTGGCTATACTCTTCATCCCAAAAGCTCAAACCAAATTACAAGACTTCTCTTGACCTATAACTTTATGACTCGATATTACAACAACATAGACTTCAAAAATACTTTATTCTTAAAGCCTTGTCGAGATGAAGATTGGGAAAGGAAAACAGGTAACTACTAAGGGGATAAGATGAAGAGAGTATTAATATTTCTCATGCTATTTACAAGCCTTGCGCTCTATGGTGGAGAGAAAGTCCATTGGGCTTTTAGAGCCTTGCAGTTTACATACTACGGTGGAAGCTATGTTGACCTTGCGATCACATCAAAAGCCTTAGATCATGCCATCGAAGTAAATCCGATTGTCAGAGCATATATCAATGATCCTGTTAAATCATTCAGCATTGTTACAGGAGCAAACATCGCCACTCACTATCTCACCGGCTGGCTCTATAAACACAGTAAGCCTTTAGCTTGGGTGATGCTCATCACTCTTAATCTAGCTAAAGGATATGCTATTTATCAGGGAATAAAAGCATTGAAATAGGAGGTAATATGAATAAAAGAGAACAGCGAAGATTTATCAATGAGCTTGTGGGGAATGTCAAAAGAGAGATTCTCTATAAGCTCCCTAACCTCCCAAAAGAGTGGGATGGAATTGAGTTGCGGTGGCTGATCTCAGAGGAATTTCAGGAGATCGTTTTTGCTGGTTGGCATGATAAAAGAGATAAAAGATACCAGAGCTACATAAACGAAAGAATGATAAAAGGATTTTAGAACAAAGGAAATGAAAAAATCTATAATTATCTGTTTGATCTGTCTGCTTTCTTTCATGTCTTGTAAAAAAGAACAGCCATATCAGTCAGCGATGCCTGAGCCTGAATTACCTACACTCGTTGACCTGGGCTTTGTTCCTCTTCCTAAAATCTATGAATGTCCAGAGATTGTTTTCTTTAAAGCTAATCCTGTTGAGATTTTCAAAGGAGAATCGAGCATACTCTCCTGGAAGATCATTCCGGTGACTCGTTCTATTCAGGCAGAAATAGAGGGGATAGGAATTGTTCCTCTTAAAGGCTCTGTTGAAGTTTGTCCTGAAGTCTCAACTGAATACACTTTACATACTTGGATAAAAAAAGATCCATCCAAGAACGCAACTGAAACCTGTGAGGTTAACGTCAAGGTTAAGATGATAGAGGTTGAATTATGCTCCATCTCTGGATTGCTTCCAAATCCTTACTGCGAGCATAAAGAGACAAGAGAATATGAGGAAGGAAACGAGCCGATTAATATTTGCAAAGTATGTGAACCTCCCAAAGCAGAGGTCATTTTCGTTGGCGATCCACGCTGGACTAACGGTGGAGGAAAGAAAAAGCCTTGGACAAAGGTAGCAGGGAACGTGGAGAACATAGGCAACTTAACAGCAATCAATGTGGAAGTGCATATCAAACTGTATTGGAATGATAGGACACTGGCAGAAGAGCAGATCGTATCTATCAGAGATTTAGCACCAGGAGATAATGTCCATTGGTCCTATAAATGGAACATGAAACCGGAGGACTTATGGAATGGCAAAGATGAAAACTTAACTTCATTTGAAGTTATTTGGTCATAGAGGTTGACTTTTGATAATTTAATTTGTN